CTGATCTGGGACTATTTGTCCCCATACTAGCACATTTCCTACCTGTCCAGTGGCCTGTACTCCTATCGGGTAGACGTTTCCTTTCGCTACTACAGACTCAGAACCTAACGCTGTGGTGCCCTGAACGCCTGTTACAAGGACTCTCTGCTGTAGGTATACCGTAGCATTGCCGAGAGCAGTGGTTGCGGCTACGCCCGTAACATTCACCGTAGCGTCGGCGTTTACTACCGGAGTGCCAAGAGCTGTGGTGCCCTGAACCCCGGTAACTGCAACATCTACCGTGGTTACTGGCCCTGCTGTACCTAGAGCGGTTGTACCCTGTACGCCTGTTACCGCAACAATAGCGTCAGCTTCGACACCCACTGTGCCTAGTTCGCCAGTTGCCGCGTTACCTAACGCATCAACAGCTCCGTCCCCGTTAGCTACAACATTGCCTAAAGCAGTCGTGCCCGCTACGCCTGTCGGGAATACTCCAGCACCTTCTTGAACGGTTACTGAGCCAACCGCACCAGTGGCAACAAGCCCAAGGGATTCACCCCATGCACCTTGACCCCAAGTGCCTCTACCCCAACCACCACGATTGACGGTTACATTCCATACCGGGTATCCAGTTACACCAGTAGCTGATACACCTGTAACGCTAACTGACGCAGCCACTTGTACGGTGGCGCTACCTAGACCAGTGGTGCCTGAGACTCCCGTGACAGATACAAGAGCGTCTCCTGTTACAGAGACACTTCCCACTTGTCCGGTGGCAAGGGGCATCGCAGGGCTATTATTGCCCCATTCTCCGCCACCCCAGTTGCCGTAATCCCAGCCCCCTAAAGGGACGGTAACGTCAGCCATTTAGCACCTTCTACGCAATACGAATTATCGCGTTGCTAGAGTCCGCAGTCGGGAACACAATGGTAAAATCACCGGCGGTAGACGTCTTGTCTGCGCCAAAATCCAACACCGCCACCGATGGATCACCGGACTGAGTGTCATTAAAGATCAATGCGCCACGAGCTGTAATGGTAGCCGTAGAAAAAGTCAGATCATTAAAGTCAGTAAAGGCGGTAGTTCCAGAACTAGTCGGAGCAACGGCTGTCAAAGCAGCGCCTTTCGCTGTATATCCAGTTCCAGACACTTCGTTAGTAGCGGTGTATGCCGTGGTCGAAGCGTCTAAGCTTGCTGAACTTGTGTACAAAGCAAGATTAAAGGTGTCGGCAGTAGTGCCTGCTCTAGCGACCGTGGTTCCAAATGCGTGTATACCGTTAAGAAGCTCCACTTTGAAGCTCGTACACATTGCTTGAGTAATAGCCATAATGGGCCTCTCCTATAGTTTACGGATAATATCGGCCAATTCTTTTTGGCCTTGCTTTTCGAGTTCTGCACAAATAGTGGTTCTATCTGATCTGATAGCCTCTTTCATGTAAAACACCAAAACTTGTCTAATTTGGTCTTTAAAAACAAGGGCTTGCGCCCTTACCTGCTCATCAGCGTCTTTACTAACATGCAGTAACTTGTCTAGGGCTCGATCTGCCAGTTCTTCTGGCGTCCAACCACGATTGCTGGTGGTTTTAACCTCTATTTTAAACCCATTGTCTACCGATGTTTGTACGCCTTCAATCATGGGCCGGGACTCTCTGATTTAATAGGTATCCTAATCATGCCATCACGATATTCGTCACGACGACGGCGCCCTTGTTGCTCAATGCCAAGGCCTTGAATAGCTTGCTTATAGCTATTCTCAAAATACTGGACCATATCTAAAGGCCCTTTGGTGTAACTATACGCCTGTATCAGACAGGCATACAACAATGCCTCAGGGGCATTGTTGCTTGTCCAAGTTGTTGTATTACTTGAAGAAAGCTGTGGCGGCCTGTAGATGTAACCTAGCTGCACCGAGTAAGTTGTGCTTGGCGTCGGTGCTATACAAAAATTGCTTTCATCCCAAACCGAGTAATACTTTGGTACTCCGGTTTCGGTAAAATCAGGCCAATATTCTTTGATAAAAGAATTGTCCCTGAAATCCAAAAATATCTGGTCTCCTGCTGCATCAGTAAATATCAGGTATCGATGCGTCAGTATGTCCGATGGCATTGTCAAAAAACGATCGCCACTGGTCATAGAAGCAGTTGATTCTTTTTTAAATACGTCGAGGTCAATGTCCCTAAGAATCCTGTTCTCGGCCATTGTGATGAATGTATTAATCACACTGTTAGAGAAGACATTACTGTCCACCTCAGTGTAATTCCTTATGTTTGTCACTAACTCATCGTATGTCATGGCGTCACCACGGTAACATTGCCTATTTCACCTACTCCCTCTACCGCTATCGTAGACGGGGCAGGCTGCATAGAATTTGGTATCGTCTCGAAAGGAGTGTCTCCTCCTGCGTTGTTGACAACGACAGTCAAGGGTTCAGTCCTATCTGGCCTCGGATTGGTTAGTGCTATCGCATCGCCTCTATATTGCAGAGGCTCAATCTGAGGTTCTTTTGGCTCATAGTCTTCAGGGCAGACCATAAACCCTTTCCAGTTCTTTTTTAGGTCCAGATAGCGGTATCTTCTACCGCAATAATCACACAGACCGTAGGAAAATTTACCAGTTGCCGTAGCCATTTCAATACTCTATCTGAGGCACAAAATGGACGCTGGCAGTATCCCTGTCCTCCAGCGCGGCTTTTTGGAAATCTTCCTCATAAATTTGTTTCAAAAGTCCTACTCTGTCCGGCGCATATTTCAGAGAAAGCATGTAGGCCAGACCAGAAGCTAAACAAGGCAAAAACCTGAAGTTCACGTCACTTGTATTAGTGTAATCACCGGCATCCTGTATCCGTCGAATCCGGTAGTAAACCAAGGTATAGGCTTTGTCAGCTGTCGGATACAAGTACACAGTTGGAGTAGTTGTTCTCTCGACATAAAACTGCGATGGTCTAGCCTTTGTCAGCTTATTGGGCAGGTCTAAATACTCTGACCGGCCTATCCTATCTATGCTGATGTCCTGCTGCTCACCATTTATCGTGTCTCGTATCACAGCAGAGAGCACGTTTACCGTATCCGCTCCGGGTGCGATCGTAGTCGTGCCGTCAGCCAGTACAGCAGTAGCCTGCTCAATGGTCCAAAGGTTAAGACCCCTGTTGGCCCAATCTGAGAATAATAGATTCAAAGAACGACGAGCTGATGACAGCTGATATCCAGCTGTCATTCTCATACCACAACGCTCAAACGCCTCTTCTATGAGGTCGTCGATGTTGAGATCAAATGTTGCTGTTCCTGAGGTCGCCATCGAGCAGCTGCCTGTAAAAATTAGTTCGTAGCTCGTACATTTTTGCTACATCATATTCCCTGAAATACTTGTCGTAGTATCCGAGGGGCCTTAGTTTTTCTGCGGCTCTCTCTAATTTCGACAACCGCTGTACGAAAAACATTGCATACTGTGTCTCTGTTTCCCCTTCAAAAGTCCCATCATCAATAAGCTCATTTGACTCGTCTTCTGGATGAAATCCCATTATCCAGAAATCTTTATCCTCAAATGCCTCGTCTGCAATAGCCTCATTCAAGCTATCTACAAACTGATGAAACTCATCTGGGTCCTCTACAAACTCTGTATCCGCTATGATCACTAACTCTTTTGAGTCATCCCATTCGCTTAGAGTCACATAAAGGGTCCTGTAATCCTCACTATCCGTCTTAAAAAGTATCTCTACTTTGTTTTCTTGCCATGCTGCTTTTGCATACGGGCAAGGCGGCAGATTGTTGAAATCAGAGCTGCTGGCCTCTAGGGCATACTTAGACCAGTCTCTGATCTCTTTTACTATGCCTTTTCGGTCAGCATCCGTAATCATTTCTTTTTCATTGCCATACCGCCGCCGCGCATTTTTTTCATTGCCATGCCGCCAGCACGCATTTTCTTTTTAGCCATACCGCCTTTTGCCATCATCTTTTTCTTGGCCATACCACCGCCGCGCATGCGCTTAACTCCACGACCTTTCAACACATCCGCTTGCGTTACTTTGCCGTCTCCTGTCAGGTCAGGGAACTTGCCTTTTTTCTTGGCCATGCCGCCTTTGGCCATCATGACCTCAACCTTTGGGCTAGGAGAAGAAATCTTTTTGTTACGAGGTCCAGAGGAAACCGCTCCACCACCTCGAGTTGCCGCACCCATTCCACGTCCAGCCATTTTGATTACCTCACTCGTCTATGACGTTTAACTTTTTTAGCAACCTTTTTAGGTTGCGCCGAAAACTGTTTACCCTTCGCAGTATCCGCTCGCTTCTTGCGGGTGGTCGCTGCATACTCTTTACTGCTCATAGACTTAATGGCCTTAGCAGGCAGATATCTTTCGCCTGTGGCTTTGGGTCCCTGTGTGGAGGGCTTACCGCTTTTAGTTCTCCACTTTTGCTTAGTCCAAGCTTTTAGCGATTTCTGGGACTTTTTAAGAGACATTAGTCTTTGTAGCCCCCGCCTTTCGCCTTGTACTGTTTAGCCAACATCTGGGCTTTACGCGCTGACCATTGACCGGGCTTACCGCCTTTTCCTCCAGCCTTTATTTGATTAAAAAGCTGTTTTCTCATAGTAGGCTTCGTGTAGTTGCCTGCTTTGTTTACAGAGGACTTTTTGACTGCGCCTCCGGCGGCCTTTCGGACTACCTTCTTTTTTGCAGCCTTTTTCCTTACCATTTTTTACAACTCCAGTACCGCGCAGTAAATTTATCCTTTGCAGTATCGCAGTTATGTCTAGCCCTAAAATTGGCTCGACGACCGGGGTTACTTTTCTTGATGGTCATGTTCGGATCACCAAACCTGACCAGCTTTACTTGGTCTCCCTTCTTGGCCAGAACCGCAAACTTCTTACTGCCTCCAGAGGTTCTTTTGGGTTTGTTGTATCCCGCAAAAGTCTCACCGCGATAAGAAACACGTCCCGAAGGCGTGCGTTTTACGTTCTTGGTGCTGGCCATTACTGAGGATCACCTCCTTCAAAAAACAAAGTAACACTTGTTACTTCGGCATCATTCACGTCAATGTAGATACCTGTCTCAAACAAAACACCTGCGTCTGGAATAAACAAGTCCTGAGCGCCAGCTGCTGCTGGGGTGTTTATAGTGACCAGAGCGGTGCCGCCAGACGTTGTACCGTCCTTTAACGCGAAAGAAGAGCCTGTCGCTGTGTTGGTAAAGTAAATGCCGTATAAACGGCAACGTCCTACCACAGCTGAAGCATCTGCCGTCTTAGTGACGGTTTTGATGTTGCTATAGCTCACGGATCACCTCCCGTTATGAGAGATTGTTGTTTTGAATATACAAGATTGTGACAGTAGCTACGCCAGCGGTGCCGTCACCTGCTGTGGCTGCAAAATCAGCTAAAACTTGAATATCTGTAGTTCCTACGTCAGTGGCTTCAGTGTCCAAAGTGCCGCGAGTGGTTCCAACAGCCTGAACGCTGGTAGATGGAATAAAAGCATTTGGATCAGCAGCTGTGCCTACCACTACAGTCGAGGCAGTGCCGTCGTCGTTAGCAGTAGTGACGTTAAGGATGGCGTCAACAATCTGTGAATTAGCAGGAATAGTAGCAACAACCTGATCTGCGCTACTGGCACCAGCTATATCAATCACAGCAGATTGCGCCATAAGAACAGAACCGACGTTTGCAACGTCTGAACCTACGGTTGTACCGATGGTATCTTTGATGGTTCCGGCCTTGATAGGACCAGAAAAAGTAGTAGTAGCCATGTGTATCTCCTGTCGTGGCTAGGGTCAGGCGCGGGATTGCACCTGTCAGGGATTAGGTTGAGGATATAGAAAAAGAAAGGGGCCTACAAGAGGCCCCTTTCGTCGATCTCTAAGGAGTACCCGGAGAGCCGAAAATGCCGCGAGGATCGCTAAAGCCGAAGCTGTAACGCTCACGAGCCTTGTAGCGCACATTTCCTGTTTCAAAGTCACCCTCGAAACCAGTGCTAATAGCTACACGCTGGAACATCTTCATGCCGTTAGGGGCATCAGTCATGATGAAGAACGCATCAGGATCGGTCAAGTAATGATTGACTGAGTAACCCTGAGGCACCATTCCCATGTTACGGACCGCGTTGATGTCGTTGTCTGCAGTACCTACGCGCAGAGTAGACTTCAAGATACGGTCAGCAGTGAACTGAAGCTCTTTAGGGATAATGAGCTTAGTGCCCTGAACTGCAATCTTCAGACCACGCTCGTCAGTGAAGGCAGCAATATCAATCAGAGCCTGTTCCAGAGAAGCCTCGGAAAGGTCTGCTGAAGTAGCCAACTCGTTTGCCAGATCAGGACCGGTAAGAGTCGGGTGATCTGTCGCACAAAGTGGCTTGCCGTCTCCACCAAGAGATGTGGTGAAAGCGTTGTTCAGAATGTCAGCAGCTTTAATCTGCTTAGTCTGAGCCATACTACGAGCCAAAGCCTTGGTGTAGCGAGACGCCAGAGAGTCATAAAGGTTGTCCTCAATGGCCTCTTCAGTCAGGCTAAAAGCCAGAGCAATGGTTTCATGGGTATAACGAGCTGTGTAAACCTCTTGCGCTTGGTCGTATGCAACGCCAGAGCCTTCCGATTTAACAGGTGCCTCGCCAAAGCCACTGAGCATCACTTCCTCTTCAAATGCTCGATCTGAAGACTCAGTGGAATAGACTTCCGCATGCTCGTTTTCGTAGTTGTTGTATTCCAGTCCAAATAGAGCATTCAGACCGGGTTCAAGCTCTTTTACGAGTTGTGAACGTGAAATTGCCATTGGTCATTTACTCCTTATTGGCCAGCTACGCCTGCACTTCCGTACAGATGCTCGTTGATTTTAACCACAACGACAGCGTTGGCGCCCACGGCATTACCGGGGACATCCCAAAGACCTACAATCTTCAGGTTCAGCGCAGCAGTAGTAGCAATAGAGCTGGTATCAAGCTCGTTAGCGGAAACACCAGTGGTAGTGCTGCCTGTGCCAACGACGATATCAGCGTTCTTGCCATAGTTTGCTACAGCAGAAGTGCCGTCATTCTGAATGATAAACAGTTGATTCGGGTCGTCCAACACGTCAGCAGTGATTTTGCCTTGTGTGATGTTGACCGAACCGGGGTAGTAGTTTGAAAAAGTAGGCTTTCCAGTAGTTGGATCGGTATAGAAACAACCATTGAACACGCCTACCGCCGCCGAGTGACTGGCGGGGTCAAACTGCAGAATATAACCATCTTTCAGGGTAACAAGGTCCCCTTGAAAGATAGCACCGGCTTGGTTGTCCGCAATCTCGTAGCCGTACTGCTTCTGTGAACCAGAGGCAGACAGGTTACCGAGCGGACGCAAACCGAAAGCTTTATCTACATTAGCCATGATATATGTCCTTAAATAACAGGGTTATTCGGAGGACCGAGGACCTCCGAGGCTTACACGGGACTGCCTATCAGGAGCATTGATCTTCATCGACGAATGTGCGTTCGTCTTCATCAGGTCATTGTCCGCAGCCCGCATCTGATCATGGGTTCTACTTTGATAATACTCTCGACGCTCTTCTGCTGTTTCTTCAGGAATCCTTGCCAGCAACAATCCACCGACAGAAATAACACCTGCGTGCTTTCCGTCTTCTTGGACCACACTGTCAAACTCAGGATACTCATCAGCTCTAACCAGCTCATACCCCTCACGGAGTTTGCCGGTTACGTTGATTCGATCCTCTTGCCCTGCAGACTCAGCCCTTATCCAACGGTGCTTATAGCCCGGAGGAGGTGGGGGAGCATCTAACCGAGAAGGAGGTGCCCAGCTTTTACGACGCGCAGTCTTTTCGCGAGTCTCAGATTCACGTTTACTGCGAGAAAGTTTTGGTACAGTTTTGTCGTTCATGACTACCTCTTCACATGTTTAGCGTATTCTTCAAGTGGAACCCCTAGCTTTTTAGCGATTGCAACCTCGCTGGGTTTCAACTTAATAGTACGGCGTGCTGAATTGTTGACTCCCGACGATCGGGTTGCAGGCGCCACCGTTTGCACGGGTCGGTTGGTCCTGTTATCTGGCGCAGCTTCTTCTTGGGGTGGTGTTGCTTCCCCAAACTGCTGCGGAAATAAATTACGCATTCTGCGATCTATCTCATCATAGTACTCGTCTGAAGTAGGGTCAAACCCTTCATTCTTAACAAGTTCTACGTGAATACCCCGCACGGTGTTGGTCATCACGATATTTTGACCAAACCAAGGGTTCTTTTCTGCCCAGTCCTCAGCCTTAGGATCAGCTGCTTTTTGCGGCTGTGGAGGAGGCGGTGCAGGCTGTTGTGCTTGGGCTACAGGCTCAGGTTGCGGCTTATTTAACTGTTGCTGCTCCCATATGGCCTGCGTAAGTCTTTGTTGCGCCTCAGTTTCTGTGTCAATATCGCCTTCTTCTCTGGCTCTCTTTATCACAGTTTTCAGTGCAGTGATCTGTGTTTCAACACGGCCCTTGGCCTCGCCTGCTCGCTCTGTAGCAGTCTGCTCATACCTTTTACGCAGCTCTTCGTGCTGAGATTGCACGCTTTTTGCATACTCCAAGGCAGACGCTTCACGGCGTTCGGTCTCTCGTAAACGCGCTGTAAGCTTATCAATTCGCTTCTTTACCTTATCAGAATAGTCGTCTAGCTCTCCTGAATCAGGTGCAGCCTGCTCTTTCTTTTCAGAAGCGGCTTCTTGCTCAACGACAGGCTCTTCCTTTTCGGCGACTTTGGCATCACTGCCGTCGTCGTTCATCTCAACCGTCGTTTCTTCTTCGTTTTCACCAACATCAAACTGGAGTTCTTCGTTCTTTGGCTCTGCCATCAATCTCTCCTTACATGTGCAAAATGTTTTCGGGATCAGTCACTATCCCTAAAATTTCGTCATCATTGAGGAGCCGGATTTCGCCTCCGTCAATCTGAATGCGTGATCCGGCATATCGGCCAAAGATCACCCAGTCACCTTCCTTGCACCACGGGCCGTCTGGAAACTTAGACGCATCCGCGTATGCCAAAGGCCCTGCCTTCAACACATAACCTACATTGGTGGCTAGTTGTGTCCTTTCCTGCGTTTCCTTGGCCAGCATGATGCCGCCCTTGGTAGTTGCAGCACCTCGGTATGGAAGCAAGGCAAGACGCCAGCCCGTCGGCTGGGGAATCAGATCAAGAACATTTTGCTCAATGCCCTCGTCTTTTACCTTTCCATCTTCGGTGTAAGCATCGTTAAGACTTGGCTTAGAGGTCTTTTCCTCTTTCTGCCACTTCTCTTCCAATGCAGTTAGTTTAGGCTCAGATTGCATATAGTCTCCTTTAGTCGTCCGAGTATTTCTTAACTTCGTTACGAATAACCTCATCAACGAGGCGAATACCTTCCAGACGGCCCATCAGGAAACGATAACGCTCCATATCGGAGACGGTTCCGTTCAACACAATCGCTTGTGTGTCCGATTCTAGCTTTCTAATTTCTTTTAGAACGCGCTCAGCGAACTCCAGCATGGTCGTTTTCCCATGTAAGCAGACGGTTTAATGCCACCGTCTGGAAGGCTTAGTAAATCTTTACTTTTTTGTTGCCGTCGCGTTTCCTGACAACTCGAGGTTTTGGCTTTGAGGCGGCCTTGACTGGGCCACCCTTAGCCATTTTGCGCGACTTACCTGCCTTACTGAGAGCAATAGCCACGGCTTGTTTTTGCGCGGCTTTCTTGCTGGCAGGTCTACTGGCGCCTATCTTACCTTTTTTCTCATAGGTTTTAACCAGTTCTTTTACATTTTTACCTATTGTTTTATTACTTTTTCCACTTTTAAGAGGCATTTTAGCCTCCTTTTGGCGCATAAATACGCTCTCTGGCTACAGCTGACCTTTCAGCTGCGATCTTTTCCTGAGATGCAATGCGCTCATCATTGGCCTGAGCGTTCTCTTGGATACGCATCTGCTCGTTCTGCAGGCTTTGCTGCTTCAGTGCAATGTCGGCCTGATCCTTAGCGGCACGCTGCTGCAGCTCCTGAGCCTTCAATGCCACCACGGGGTCCTGACCACCTTCTTCGCCGCCACCCATCAACTGAGCCTGCATCCCCTTCATCTCCATCATGTACTGAGAGACTTTGAGAGCCACAGTGGCTTCGCGCTGCATGTCGGAAACCATGTTGTCTGGATCGTTGCCGTACTGAGTAAACAGTTCAGCTTCTGCATCCTCCTCGGCCTTGAGTTTGATGTGATCCAGAATGTGCTTCTGCAGCTCAGTGGCAGCCATAGGATTCGCCTGTAACAACGGCGACATGCCCATAATCAGGTGTGATGCAATGTGAGAGTCGTGCTGCTGACCAGCAAAAGCCTGCAGCTGCTTGCCGTCTACCGCGTCGATGTTCTCGCTGGCAGGGTCTTTTGGCATCTGGTTGGTTTGTACCTTCAGAATGCCGTCGATGTCCCGCACGTTCATTGCCTGATACACACGGTAGTACGCCTCGTACATGTTGTGCATCTGTGGGGCGCTCTGAGCCAGCTGGAGCTGTGTTTGCGCCAAGGTAATACGCTGGGCAGCAGAGAAGATATTAGGGTCCGCTACGGGCAGCACAGCGACCATGTTGTCAAAGTCGCAACGCTTGACCGAACGACAGGCTCCGGGCACGTCATACGGGTACTCATCCGGCAGATACTCGCCGAATCCCTTGAACAACATCTCGAACTCTTGGGTCTGTGCGTAGTACAGGCGCTTGTGGATAGCTGACATCACCATTGAGCCACGCTCCAGAAGAGCTACTGTGGTGCCCACAGCGGCCTGTTGGTTGCCATCCCCTACCTGCATGTCTGCTGTGCTTGCAAGACGCTTACCGGCGTCCACAGTAAAGCCTAAGAGCGAGAAAAGGGTCTGGCTTGGCTCTTTGTACGGCATTGGCAGCAAAGAACTGCTCAATTCTGCCCCACCAGCGTCAATATCGCGCCATTCACCCGGCTGAATTGGGTTGTTATCGTCCGCTATACGCGCTCCCTTGGCTTTAAAGCCAGCAGGAAGGTTAGATAGCGTACCTGCGTCCAAAAGCTGCCTGAGAGCGGCTGTGGCGGTCTTAGAAAGGCCACCAATCAAGTGTACAAAGCCCAAACCGTATGCTCCGGGGCCTTCTACCAGCACATAATGCACAAAATACTCTTTTCGGCACTTGTATTCGTCGCCTTCGTTCCAGTTTCTGCAGATTTTCAGCACTTGGCCGGTGTTTTCGTCCAATGTAACGACGTAAGGCA